TCACGGCCGCGACGCGGAGATCGCGCGCCCAGGAAGGGACCCAGACGCCGCCTTGCCGGCCCTTCAGGGCGTAGAGAAGGCCCCGCATTGCCGCCTGTTCGGCCTTGCTCGTGAGGGTGAAGCTCATACGCTGCACGGGGAGCGGGATCCCGGCCTCGTCGTCGTAGATCCGCCGGCCGGTCATGCTGTCCAGCTCGGCCAGCTTGCGCGAGAGCTCGACGTCAAGGCCTCCCGACCAATTCGGGACCCGGGTCAGCACGGGCGCCGAGCGATACAGCGTCGGGCCGACGGCCGGCGTGAAGTCGACCGGGTCGTCGAGGTTGAACGAGGTCCGAAGGCTCGCGACGTCGCCGGTGAAGCGCGAGAGGTTCACGGTCTGGGCCAGGCGTGCCGAACGCGCGGGGAAGAGGTTCGTATGCTGCGGCCATGCCGTCGACGTCGGCCGCGTGAGCGTGATCGAGTCGGATCCGACCGCGGCGATCTCGACCGTCTCGGCCGCGAACGCGCTCCCAATGAAGATCGCCAGGCCGCCGGCGACGTAGTCGCGCCCCGCAGTCTCGACGGGGACGACCGTCGAGCCGGCCGGCAGGTTGGCCGCCAGGGTCGAGCCGTCGTTCCAGACCGGCAGGGCCCAGACGCGGGCGCCCCAGCCCCAGGCGTTCGCCTCGGCCAGCCGGCGCGCGTCGCCCTCGAAGGTGGCGTCGAACTCGTAGGTCTTCCGCGGGGCCAGGCGCAGCGCGCGGCGTTGCTCTTTCGCGTTGTAGCTCTGGATGATGTTCGTCGCCCATTCCATGCGCTCGACGACGCCGTTCGTCCAGTCCGGCAGGAAGGCCCAGGCCGTGACGCGCACGCCCAAGATCTCGACCGTCGCGTCGGTCGTCGCCCAATCGAAGGCGTAGGTCGCGTCGAGGTTGGCCGGGCCCTCTGGGCTCACCTCGAAGGTGTAAACGGCCTCGCCGAGCGGTGCGAAATCGCTGGGCAGGATCGGGCCGCCGGTGAAGTTCACGCCGTCGCCGTTCGTGACGACGATCGCGTTCAATCGCTCGGCGCGTCGGAAGGCGTTCCAGACAGAGAGCGTCTTCGACTGCAGGCCGACGACGTTCCCGAAGTCGTAGCTCGTGAAGCCGTAATGAACCCGATCGAAGAAGTCGCCCGAGAACGCGCGCACCTCGTCGCCGGCGCGCGTGGCCTCGGCCACGTTCGCCCGGTTGCCCAGGAATTGCGAGGCCGAACGCTGCACGGCCGCCAGCACGCCGCCCGAGAACGGCGAGGCGAAGGCGTCGACCCCGAGCGCGAACTCGGCCGGGCCGATGATCGGTGCGAAGAAGGCGGGCATGCTTTAGCCGATGAGGTAGGCGTAGCCGTAGGCGCCCGAGTTCTCGACGCCGGCCGGGCCGTTCTTCCGCACGATCGGGAAGCACTTCCACTGATCCGCGCCGATGGTCAGCACGTCGCCCGCGGCCATGTTGTCGATCCGCACGAAGCGGAAGTCGGGCACGGAGCCGGCGAAGCTGAAGACCCCGGGCGTGCGCTCGATCATGATGATCGCCGGCGCCAGCGTGGCGCGGCCGGTGAGCGCGCTCGGGCCGACGCGCATCATGTGTTGCGCGAGGCCGAAGTTCGTATAAAGGAAGCCGCCGACGGCGCGCGTCGATCCCGAGTTGCGTATCTCGAAGTTCCGCGGCGTGATCCCGTCGCTGTCGGCGCGCACGTTGCCGCCTGGCTGGCTTCCGTTGTTGCTCTCGAACGGGATCGCGTGCCCCGCGACGATCGAGTTCGTGTAGAGCGGGTCGAAGTTCCAGTTCGTGCCGTAGCTGTAGGCGCAAGGCGTGCCGCCGCCGGCCTTGTCCAGAGCCCCGACGCCGAAATGCGCGAAGCGGCCGGGCACGACCTCGACGATCGCATGCAGGTACGCGGCGCCGGCGACGAAGTGATACGCGGTGAACGGGCCCGCGAGGCGGTCGGTCGTCGAGGTGTTGGTCTTGCCGGCCTGGGCGATGTTCGGCGTCGCGCCGACGTAGGGCCCCGGATAGGTGTACGTCTGCATGAAATTTGGCGGCGACGACGAGTTTCCCGTCGAGACGGTGTCGCTCAAGATCGCCACGAAAAGCCCGCTCTTATTCATGAGCAGCGCTTGACCAAGGCCGTCGCTTCGGGTGTTGTAGTTGTCGACCGTCCAGCCGTTCGCGAGCGCGAAAAGCCGCAGCTTGTCGAGTAGGTCGTTCACGCCCGAGGCGGTGCCGGTTTCGTATGCCATCGCTTGCCCTCAGTCAAGGCGCACGGCCGCGAAGTCTTTCGGCCCGTTGCGGAAGATGTTTTGCACGACCAAATGATCGAAGCCGCTCTCGCGGATCACTGACTCGGAGACGGTCGAGAAGCCGGTCGTCCAATAGAGCCCGTCGAACTCGCCCCAGGCGTGAACGGGCGAGTCGCACAAGAGCACGCAAGGCAGGATCGAGCGACTCGCGTCGATGTTGTCTCGGATGTAGCTCAAGCCCTCGCCGCCTTGCCCGTAGCTCCCGGGCCATACCTTGCCGGGCCGCCCTGTGTCGTAGCTCCCTTCGGTGCCGCCGCCGCCCGCGTTGTAGCGATTCGAGTGAGAGCGCCAGGTCGAGTCGGGGTAGTAAGCGCGGAGCGTCTCGGGCCCGGGGTCGGCCGGGAAGCGGTACTCGATCGAGGTCGAGTCGTAGCGGAGCGTCCCATTGGAGAAGCTCGCGCCGACGAGCATCGGGTATTGATGCACGCTCGGCGGTTCGTAGGGCAGGCCGAAGCCTACATAGGCGACCTGATAGATCGAGCCGAAGCGCGTCACGATCATGGCGCGCTGTCCGTTCACGACGAACCAATACGCGCAGGGCGAGGCGCCCAGGCACATTGCCCGCTGTCCCGAGTTGACCGGCTGCGACTCGATCGGAAGCGTCGCGTCCCAGGCGCGGAAGCCTTGGAAGACGATGTTGTATCGGTCTGCCGGCTCACTGTGCGCCGTGCTCGCGCTGCAGAGGATCGCGCGGGTGCCGCCGAGGCCTGAGGCTTGCCATGCCCATTCGGCGCGGGCGTTCACGAGAACATCCCCGGCCGTGTCGCGATACAGAAGGAGCGAGTCGATCTCGGTCGAGCTCGTCGCGCCGCTCATTCCGACGCGCCAGAACTTGTGCGCGCCCGGGTCGGTCGTCGTGTCGAACATGAAGCCTTCAGCGCTCGCCCACCCGCCCGACTTGGTGAAGGTCTGGGCGACCGTCCAAGAGCCGCCGGCCGAGTCCTTCCATTCGAGCGAGAAGGTCGTCGGCATGCGCGAGGGCGTCGCGGTCGCGCGAGCGAAGAGGCGGCGAACCTTGGTAGGCGTGACGAGCTCGAACTCGACGAACGACGTCGTCGCCGCGGCCGTCGCGGGCACGCCGTCGGCCGTGAGCAAGAAATGCCGGTTGTTCAGGTCCGACGCCCATTTGCGCGTGTCGGCGCACCCCCAGCGCGCCAGGCGTTGCCAAGGCGGCGAGGTGTTCAAGAGGAAGCGGTCGCCGGCGACGAAGGCCGTCCCGCCCGCGTTGATCGTGAACGCGACCTTCGCGCTCGTGTAGGGCGTTCCGACGGTTGCGTTCGCCAGGGCCCCAGAGACGGAGCCGACGACGGTGAAGGTCGTCGCGCTCGTGGCCGTGATCGTGAACGTCTCGGCCACAGAGCCGCCCGTCCCGAGGTAGTTCACGAGGTCGCCCGTGCCCGTGCCGGTGAAGGTCTTCCCCCAGGCGTGGCCCGTCTGAGTGAGGAAGAGGTCGAGCTTCTCGATCAAGTCGAGGTAGTCGCTCGCGGTGCCGGTTTGCGTGCTCATGGTTACTTTCCGATCGTCTGCCGAACCTGGCCGGCGTTGCGACTGATCACGTTCAAGACGACGCGCTCGCCGGCGCTCGATTGTAGAAAGCCCTCGACCATGCTCGGATCGACGACGTTCACGATCCGATAGCCGCTGCCGGCCTGTTGTTCGAGGCCGCCGTTCGCGCGGTTGCGCGGGTCGGTGCGCGAGAGAACCTCTTCGCCGGTCTGCAGGATCGCGGGCCGCTCGTCGGGCTTGAGGCCGACCATGCCGCCCGAGTGATACCGAGGGGCGCCGGCGAAGAGGATCGGGTCGACCTGGCGCCGGGTGCCACCGTCTCCGACCATGCCGCCCGTGTGCTTGACGCCCGCGCCGAAGCCGATCGCCGCAGTGACGGCCGCGCCGCCTGGGATCGCGTTCAAGAGCTGCAGCACGAGATAAGTCGCCATCGCACGAGCGGCGATCTGGGCCATGCTCCGCACGAAGCCGACGACGAAGTCCTTCAAGGCCTCGTCGGCGCTCTTGCTGCCCTCGACCAAGTCCATGAAGAGGCCTTCGAGCGCGTCGACGCCGGCGTTCACGGCCGAAGAGGCGAGATTGCGCCCCATTTCCGCGAGCGAGAGGTTCAAGGATTGGATCGCCTGATCGAGCCCGGTCGCGCTCTCGACGCCGATTTGCCCCAGCGCGTTCGCAATGTCGGTCGCGCCTTGCTTGATCGCGGGATCGTTGGTCGACGCCGCGAGCTTTTGCATTTCGGCGTTGATCGCTTGGAGCTGGGCGATCGCCGCGGTGCGCGCCGCTTGCTCTTGCGCGTTGCCGGCCTCGGGCGAGACGGCGCCGGTCGCGATCGCGATTTGCGCGGCGTCTTGCTTGCTCCGCAGTTCCGCGACGACGCGGTCGAAGTTGGCGCGGATCTCGTCGAACTTCGCCTTCGCCCGGTCGGCGTTGACGAGGTTGTCGATCACGGCGAGGCCTTCGGGGTCGTTGGCGAGGCGCTTCCGAAGGTCGCGATATTGCCCCTCGACGCGGAGCAAGAACGCCTCTTCGAGCTTGCCCTCGTTCTCAAGCTGGCGGGCCTTCAGCTCGACGACTTGGTCGGCCGTCTGTTGCTTGATCGCGTTCGTCTGGGCCGCGCGGATCTGATCGAGCAGGGCGACGCCGGCCGAGTTTTGCTCGGCGACGAGGCGCTTCCGAAGGGTGCGATATTGCTCTTCAAAGCGCAGGGCGAACGCCTCTTCGAGCCGGCCTTGCTCTTCGAGTGCCTGGGCGCGGAGCTCGATAACTTGCGAGTTGACCTCGCGCTCGTTCGTGGCGCGCTCGAAGGCGATCTCTTTCTCGACGTTGGCGCGCTGCCGTTGGAGCTGGGCGATCCGGCCGTTTGCCTGGGCGATCTCTTCCGGCTCGGCCGCGGCGCCTCGCTCGATGCGCGCGGCCTGAAGCTCGGCGTCGATTGCCTTGAGCTGAAGCTCTTTCTTGCGTTCGAGGTAGCGTTCGAGGCTCACTTCGCCTTGCGCGTAGAGGCGGTCGATCTCGGTGATCGAGCGCTCGACGTCGTCGCGAATGCCGTTGGCCTTCACCTGGGCGATCGCGGCGTTCGAGCGGGCGGCCTCGCGGTCGAGGCCTTGCAAGATCTTGTCGCGCGATGCCGAGATCTCTTTCGCCGCCGCTTCTTCGCCGGCCGTCGCTGCGTTCGCCAGGCCCGAGGCCGTGCGGTTCGCGATCTGTTCGCGAAGGCGAATGCGTCGCTGAGCGGCCGTCTCGTATTGCTGGGCCTCGTCGGCGAGATCGCCCTGCAGCTCGACGGCGCGGTTCTTGGCGCGTTCCTTGTTCGCCTTCTCGGCCTCTTCCGCTTCCTTCTTCAAGAGCTCGGCCTTCTCGGCTTCGAGCGCCGCGATGCGGGCGCGCGTGCCGGCGCGGTTGTTCGCCAGGCTGCGCGAGCCCGACGGGCCCTGCAAGCGCTGTTGAAGCCGGTCGATCTTGTCTTGAATGTCCTTCGAGGTGTCGGGCCGGCCGATTTCGAGCAGCGCGTCGAACGCGCCGAGCGTCGCTTGCTTGGCCTTGAGCCATCCCCGCTCGATCAGCCCGAGGTTTTTCTGGATCTCGGGCGTGCGGTCTTTCAGCGTGTTCGCGTAGGCCTCGGCGACGAGCTTCGTCGCCTCTTGCGAGCGGCCTTGCTGTTGCAGCGCGCGAACCTGGGCCAGCGTCGAGCCGGTCAAAAAGTTGTATTGCTTGTTTAGCTCGCGCGCACCCTTGACCGGGTCGTCGCCTATCTTCGCGAAGTCGGCGATCGTGGCCTCGACGTCGCGGCCGGTCTTGGCCTTCAGCGTCTCGGCAACCTCGGCGACTAGCTTCACTTGATCGCCGGCAATCTTCCCGCTGCGAATGATCGCTTCGAGCGTCGCCACGACGCCCGATTGCGTGCCGCCCGTTTGCTGCGCGAGCTGTTGCGAGAACTTCGCGAGAGCAGTCCCAGAGAGGCCGACCGAGTTCCCCGTCTCCAAGAGGGCGCGGTTCAGCTTGTTCGCCTCTTCGGAGCCCTTCAGGAAGGCAAGCCCGAGCGCGCCGATCGCGGCGACCGCCAGCGTAACGGGCGTGATCATGGCGCCGATCGCAGTCCCGACGGCGCGCACGGCGGGCACGATGCCGCCGAACATATCCTTCAGTTGCCCGCCTTGCTGCAACAGCACGAGCAAGGGGTTTTGCCCGCTTGCCAGGCTCACGCCGATATCGGTCAGTTGCGGCGCGACCTGGGCGGCGACGTTCGGGCCGCCGCGTTGCGTGGCGGGCGCGCGAGGTGCGGGCGCGGGCGCGGGAGGCGCAGGGGTACGCGGGGGAGGCGTGCCCTGTTGCTTGCGGAGCTTGTCGTATTCCTCGCGGAGCTTGCGGATCTCGGCGGCCTGGGCTTTGATCGCCGCCGCTTGCTTGTCCGATGCCGCCTTCGCGGCGCGCGCCGCTTCGGCCGCCGCTTCCGCGGTCGCATCGAGCGACGCATTCAGGCCGTCGACGCCCTTCTTCCCGGCGGAGTTGCCGAGGCCCGCGAGCTCGCGCTTCGCGTCGGCGATCGCTTTCTTGAGCTCGGCGATCTCCGCCGAGATTTTGAAATTGAGATCTCCGCTCATACCTTCACCCCGAGGCCTTTCATGTAACCGCGCCAGGCCTTCGAGTCGGCTTGCGCCATGCGGAGCGCGAACGCATCGCCGACGCGGGCCTCTTTCGCCCGGCGTTCAATCGCCCGCAGGAAGGCGGCGACGTCCCGCAGGGTGTAGCGCTTTATCTCTGAGAGGGTGTGCCCCTCAGAAATCAGGGCTTGGAGGGTGTCGGCCCATCCCCATTCGACGGCGCCTTCATTTCGGCCGCCGCCTGCAGCGCGAGAGGAAGGAGCCGATGGGCGAAAAAATCGCCGTTCACCTTCACGCAAGCGACCAAGAGACGCAGGAAGGCGACCGGATTCAAAGCCCCGACCTTCTTCCGCGCCTCGGGGAGCCCCTTCAGGTCTTCGGCCACAGCGCAGGCGACCGCGTCGACCAGGCGCTCGCCCTGATCGGCGACGAGATCCGTCAAGGCCTCGACGACGAACTCTTCCGAGCCGTTGAACGACGCGAGCGCCGTTTGTAGCTGCGGGAGCATCGGGCGGAGCGTGCGGGTCAGGAAGGGCAAGCGCTCGACCGTGATCGGCGAGACGAGGAACTCGCCGACCTGTTCGGTCGGCGTGTCCAAGACGTCGAAGTCTTCGCTCACCGATTAGGCCTCGATCTGGGCCTTGAAGTATTGGCTCACGCCCTGGCCGGTCTTGGTCGTGTCCTTCAAGAGCTTGCCGGTCACTTCGAGCGCGGCGTAGTCCTCGCCCAAGAGGCCGATGTTCGCCGCGGCGCCGATCTTGACGCGGTAGGCCTGCACGATCGTTCGCTTGCCGCTGCGGGCCTCGTTCAAGCCCTCGAAGAGCAGCTCGTACTCTTTGCCCGAGTTCACCAGGGCTTGCACGACGTCGGTCGCGGCCTTGGTGTAGCCGACCGTCCAGCTCTCGCCGGCGATCGTCGAGGCGGCGTAGACCAAAATCCCGCCGGCGCGCACTTCGTAATCGGCGTTCGCGACGACGGCGATCTTCCCGGCGCACGTCCAAACGACCGTGCCGTCGGTGACGGTGGCGCCGACCGTGGTCGGGTAGGTCGGGATCGAGCCGCCCGAGGTGCCGGCGGTCGTGGCCTTGTAGTAATAGCCGTTGCCGGTCGCGGGCACGACGTAGGCGTTCAAGGCGTAAGCGGTCGTATTGGCGCGGGTCGGAGCCGCGGCACCGGGGGTCGCCACGGCCGGAGCGACCGAGCTCTTCGGCATGTTCGCGAACGGAGCGACGGCGCCCGGGTACACGGTCAGCGCTTCGCCGACGACCGGGGCTTCGGTGACGGCCGAGGCGGCGCCATACAGCGCGCGGGCCAGGTTCGCCGGGCTCAAGTCGTGCATGGTGATCGAGGCCTCGACCGCCGAAATCCGCTTGACTTCGTTGTAGGTCCCGCCGCCCGGCTGCGTGTAGTCCTTGAGCTCTTTCGTGTCCTCGGTCACTGCGAAGCCCAGGGCCGAGCAGTTACCGACTTCGATGAAGCCGGCGGCCGAGCCGATCTCGCGAAGAGAGACTTTGCCCGAGCCAAGGTAGGAATAATCGGCCATTTTTGAAGCTCCGAGGTTTTAGGGTTGCCCCTTGAAAGTTGCCGCGCACGAGAAAGCGATCGGCAAGAAACAGTAGCCCGCATCGTATTCGGGCCCGGGCGCTTCGCCGAGCCGCAAAAATTTGCCGCCGCCCATATCGAACCCGAGCAAGGCCTCGATCGCCTTGGCCGCCAGGGCGCCGGCTTGGTCGCGGGCGTCGTTGCCCTCGCCATTGCCGCGGGCGCTCTTGGCGGCGACGACGACATACCAATCGAGCACAAGTTGCTGCACCTGGGCGCGCGGGTCGCCGTTCTGGGGGCCGGTTCGAAAGCCGTCGTAGATCACCCAGGCGGCCGGGGCGCGTTGGCGCAGCTCGGGCACGCGCTCGATCTCGCGCATGGGCGCGACCGTGACGTCGGGGCCCAGGCGCTCGACCAGGCGGTCGAGGATTCGTTGCTCTTGCTCGTGGAACATCAGGCGACCTCTTTGCGGAAGTAGGCCCGCAGCGAGTCGACGACGCCGGCCGACCAGGCGGGAGGGAGGTCGGCGATTGTCGCGTCGCGACGAAGCGGGAGGTATGGGCGCGCGGGGACGACGACCTTCTTCGCGAAGATCAGGCCGCCGCCAGGGCCCGGGAAGACCAGGCGCGGGCCGTTCTTCGGCCGGATCGTGGCGCCGAATTGGTGAACCTTCGCGTACTTGAGGTTTGTCCCGATCGTGACGCCGCTCGCGTCGGCCTTTGCGCTGATCGAGCGTTGAAGCGCCCCCGTGTTCCGCAGTGGTTGGCCTGGCGTGCCGGCTTGGTTGGCCTCGAATTGCTTCTTCCCGGCGGCCGAGAGCCGCGGCGCGGAGGCCTTCGAGCCATTCAGCGTGCGAGGCGCCCGCCACTTGATCGCAAGCCAGGGCTTGCCCCACGGGTCGATCCCGAGCTTGAAGCACAGTTGAACGCGGCGCAGAAGCGCGGCCCCGACCGTCTCGAAGACGGGGCCCATATTCGAGGCCGCCGCCTCAAGAGCTGCAAGCCGCTTCTGCGCGAGCTTGTCGTCGACCTTGATCGTCAGCACGTCAGAAGCTCGCCAGCGTGTCAGCCGTGAAGATCCGCTCGTTCGCGTAGCCGTCGAAGACTAGGCCGGCCTCCGCAGGCGTGCCGGTCGCGTCGGGCGGGAGCGAGATCAGGCCGCGGGCAATGTCGCGGAGCTGCGCGAGCGCGTCGTCGTAGCGGCGCCGAACTTCCTCGGGCGCGCGCTCGTCCCAGAGGCGATAACGGGCGACGTCGGCGGTCAAGGCCTGCACCATCGCGGGCACGCTCACGAGCGGTAGCGTGTATTTGGCCGCGAGGAAGCCGTCGACCAGGCTCGCCGCCTCGTTCTCGATCTGGCCGAACGAGTGCCCCTCGCGCACGAGGTCGCGGAGCTCGTCGCCGAAGCGGCGCTCGAAGTCGGCCTCGGTGACGTAGCGGGTCGGGTAGGCGGCGACGGCCGGGCCGTTCCGCACGGGCAAGACGGCGTCGATCGTGAAGGCGTCGGAGCCAGAGACGGCGCGCGCCTCGAAGAAGTAGTCGACCCCGTCGAGGCCGCCGGTCACGCGCTGGCGCACGATGGCGCCCGCGATGGTCGGGCCGCCGACGAGGATCGCGCTCGGGGTCGGATCAGCGTCGCCCGCGACGCCGACCGTGATCGTCGCCGAGTCGACGAGGGCCGTCGTGTTGCTGAAGTCGAACTCGACGACGACGACGTCGCTCGGGTCTTTCTGTTGCCATCGGATCATGCGGCCCTCTTCGCGGTTCGTTGAACGGCGCCGGCCGAAGCTCGGCGCGTGGTGTCGATTGTGGCGCGGCGCGTCGTGACTTCAGCCGAGGCCGAGTAGCCCGGGGTCCCGTTGTTGGCCGGGCCATAGGCGCCGCCAGGGATCAGCGAAAGCACGACGCCCAGGGCCGCGCCTGGCGCGCTCGCGTTGGCCTCGCCGACGGCCGCGCCCGCGATGAACAAGGCCGAGGCCTCGATCACCTGGCCGGCTTGCGTGTCGTCGACCTGGCGACCGCCCGGGATCAGCGAGACGGAGGGCCCGAACGTCGCGCCCGCGGCCGTGCCAGAGATCCCGGCCGATGCCGACCCAGGCACGAGCGAGGCCGAGGGGGTCAGGGCGGCGCCGGCGGCCGTCTCGCTTCGCTGGCCGGTGGCCGTGCCCGCCACAAGGGCCAGGCTTGGGGCGAGCGTCGTCCCGTTGGCCGTGCCGCCCGAGGTGCCACTCGCGCCGCCGGTGATCAGGGTCAGCGACGGCCCCAGGGTGACGCCGGCCGCCGTGCCGTTGCGAACGCCCGAGGCGGCCCCAGGGACGAGCGAAGCGGCCGGGGTAAGGGTGACGCCGCCGGCAGTGGCCGAGCCAGCGCCAGAGGCCCCGCCAGGCACGAGCGCGGCCGAAGGCGTGAAGATCTGGCCGGCGGCCGTGCCGTTCGAGGTGCCCGAGGCCGCGCCGGCGACGATCGAGGTCGACGGCGTGAGGGTGACGCCAGAGGCGGTCGGGTTTTGCTGGCCCGTGGCCGCGCCGGTCAGGATCGACGCCGACGGGGTGAAAGTTGCGCCTGCAGCGTTGGCCGCCGACGAGCCAGAGGCCGCGCCGGCGAGCATGCTAGCGACCGGCGAGAAAGTCGTCCCGGCCGCGGTTCCGTTCACCTGGCCGGAAGCTGCGCCGGCGATCAGCGACGCCGCAGGGGTCAGCGTGACGCCCGCGGCCGTGCCGTTCACCTGGCCCGTCGCCGAGCCCGTGAGCAAGGCCGCCGACGGGGCAAATGTCGCGCCGGCCGCCGTGCCGTCGACGTTCGCGCTCGCGGCGCCAGCGATCAGCGAGGTCGAGGCGTTGAAGGTCGTCCCGTTCGCGATGGCCGCCGCCGAGATCTCGATCCAAGAGATCGAGACGGTCGCCACCTGGCCCGAGGCGGATCCGGCGACCAGGCTCGCGGCCGGGGTCAGCGTGGCGCCTGGGGCGTTGCCGTTGCTGGCCGCCGATGCCGAGCCAGGGATCAGCGACGCGCCGAATGCGATGGTCTGCCCGCTCGCGGTCGCGTTGCGCTGCCCGCTGGCCGCGCCGGTGACGACGGAGGCGCCGACCGAGAAGGTCGCGCCCGCGGCCGTGCCGTTGGAGCTTGCCCCCGCGAGGAACTCGCCGCGCAACGCATCGGCCGCGGGGCTATCGGCGAGCCATATCGGATCGCCGCCCCGCGGAGCGCGCAGAAGGTTGGCGAGTTTGATGGTCACGGCTTAAACGTGAATGATCTTGCCGCCGCCGCGAAGCGTGCCCGTGCTCGTCGTGCTGCACGTCATCAGCATCATGAGACAAGCGTCGTTCGGGATCTCGGAGTTCCCGAGCTGCGCCCAATCGAATTTCTCGGTCTTGTTCAAGAGCGGGAAGTCGGCGACGGTGCGGTTCCGCGTGGCCGTGATCCCGAAGTTCCCGGCCGTGCCGGTCGTGGCCGCCAGCGTTACGGAGTTGACGGCCTTGATGAACTTGCCGGCGGAGTTCGAGACGAGCGGGAACATGCGCGAGGCCCGCGCGGTCGCGCCGAGCGTGATCGCGGCGAGGTTGCCGGTCGTGTCGTCGTTGAAGGTGACGTTCACGGTCGCCGTCGTGCTCGTGGCGCCCGTGTCGGTGTACCACTCCAGCCACCATTGCACGTCGCTGTAATTGGCGTCGCCCAGCCGATCGGCCGCAAGGCCGGTCAGCGTGAGCGCGCCTTGCGCCGTGGTGACGGTGCCAGAGAGGCCGCCCATGTGCGCCAAGCGATCATGAATTTCGAGGCTCGTCGCCGAGTTGCCGGCCGTGCCGAAGAGCCATGCGAGATAGCTCTTCGCCGGGGCGGTTTGGTTGGCGAAGCCGAAAGCGCCGGTGAGTGCGCTCGTGCAAATGGCGGCCGTCGACGGGATGGCCCCTTGTCCTGGGACGCCAGTCGCGCGCCAGAGCGAGAAGATTTGCCCGGCGACCGCGTTCGCGATCGAGGCTTTGTCGATCACGAGTCGGCTATTGCTCGACGCCAGGGCCCAGGCGATTTCGTTCGCCGCGTTTGCTTGAGATAGCGCCATTACTGCACCTCAATTCGGAGTCGGTCGGCGAGGCCGGTCGTCGTGAAGCCGACCTCGAAGAGAGAGAAGGAAGTCGTCGGCGTGATCCAGTCCGAGCCGCCGACGTCGACGTTCGACGAGTTCAAGAGCCGCACGCGCACTTGACCGACGCCCGCCAGGTTCCGGCGTGGCCGCAGCTTGACCGCCCAGGTCCCGGCCGGGAGCGAAGGCGAGATCGCCACGGTCGCAGGGTCGGCGAGGTTCGGGCTCGTGGCGAACTCGGCATCGCTCGCGGCCGTCTCGCCGATGGCCGCCGCCACACTGGCCGCGCCCGAGAACGTCCAGCCCGCGACGGAGAGGTCGGAGCTCGGCCGGTAGATCGTCGGGCCCGCGGAGAAGGTCGCCGTGTCGCCGTTCGTGCCGACCGCGATTTGCGCGCATGGAGCCGACGAGCTCGAAAAGGCGAAGTAGCCGCACCATCCGGCCGCAGAGATCGCCGAGTCGGTCGCCGAGAGGGTCCAGCTCCCAGGCTCGCCGGCGCTATTGAGCCAAGCCTTCGCTTGGATCGACGTCCCATTGCATCGGAGCCGGATCCTGTAGAACGTATTCACGACGGCCCCGAAGCCGGTCGTAATCGCGAGCTCGGTAAAAGTGCCCGAGACGTACTTCAAGAGCCGCAGCTCGGAGCCGAAGAGGGTCGCCACATAGGCGGTTTCTGCGCTCGCGATCCCAGAGGCGCGGCCGGCCGCCCCGATGTGCGTGAGCGAGCCGGTAATCTGCGCGCTCGCCACGACGACGAGAACCTCGCAGTTTGCCCGGTTCGCGTCGGAGTTGACCGCGTCGAGGCTCACGAGGCATCGCGCCGTCGCGCTGTTCAAGTAGCGCAGGCTGCGACCGCCCAGGGAGTCGGAGGCGACCTCCCAATTCGGCGTCGGGTTGTTCCAACGGTTCGACCATCCAGTCGGGACGCCGACGGCGATTGGGTCGGATTCGAAATCGTCGACGTAGTTCGCCATGCGGGCCCCGACTGGCCGCGATCAAATCGCGTAGCTGCCGACGTTCTCGTCGAAGCTGGGTTCGAGGATGCGGCCGACCGTGCGGATCACCTCGCGGAAGCCGTCGGCGTTTTGCACAAAGTCGGTCGGGATGCCGCGAGCCGCGAAGGCCGTGAGCATCGCGTTTTTCGTGGCCGTATGCATCCCCGAGACTTTGCCGTCGAGCGGGTAGTCGGGCAGGCAGTAGACCCCGGGGACGTCCATCGCGCCCGCCAGGTCGGCGAAGTCGGCGAAAACCATTGCCCAGGGCACGACTGGCAGACCATTGGGGCCGGTGGCGATCAGTTGGGCCGCAGTGGTGCCCGGGATCGTGGCGCGGGTGTTCTCGCCGTCGCGGAGAACGGTCGCCATGACGCCGATCTCGCCGCCAAGGTTCACGATCGGGGAAAGGAAGGCACGCTTCGCCATGCTCAAGCCCCCACTGCGGCCATGAGGTCGGCGCCAGGCGCGACGCCGTCGCCTTCCGGCGGAGCGTTGCGCTCGCCGGCGGCGATTCGCTCGTCGATCTTGGCCTTCAAGTAGGCGCGCTGTTCGCGGAGCTTGTCGATTTCGCGGCCCAGGCCTTGCGAGATCTGCACGAGCTGATCGAGGCTCAATTCGGCCACGGGGATCGAATGGGTAACGGTTTGCTCGGTCATGGTTCGGGCCTTACGGGTTCGAGACGCGCAGCGTCGAGGCGTTGAGGGTGAACGTGCCCGACGAGCTCACGACGTCGGATCCGAAGTCGTTCACTGCGACGAGCTCGTCGGCGGTTGCGGCGCCGCCTCGGCTCTTGTAATACACGGCCTTTCGAGCCGTGATCGTCGAGCTCGGCCAGGTCGTGCCGCCGAGGGAAATGTCGACGCGGTCGTTCGCGGTGTCGAGCGTGACGCCCACGGTGACGGTATTCCCGCCGGCCGTGTAGCCCGTCCCGGTGACTTCGTTCGTGACGTCGTTTCGGAAGTCGTCGGCGTCTTTTGCGGTCGCGTCGCCGGCGGCCGGGTAGGCGCTCGTGACGAGCATCACCTTAAAGGTGTCGGTGTCGAAGTCGATCGACCCGCGGGCCCACAGTTCGAGCGCGCGGTTATAGACGAAAGAAGCCATGCTTATTGCTCCGAAAGAGAAAAGGGGCGACGAGCGCCCCTTTTAAAGTTGCGCCCGTCTGGGGGCGGCGCTTTACAGCGTGATCCGGCGAACGGCCTTGGGACGGCCGCAGACCATGACGGGATGCGAGGCGATCGCGACTTGCACGGCCTTCGTGCCCATCGCATCCTTCACGAGATCAGAGCCCAGGTAGTAAGGCTGGCCCAGAGCGCCCGAGCCGACCGATTCCATCGTGTCGTTCGGGGCGAATGCCTGCATGAAGGTGTCGGGCACGCCCAAGGGGAAGGCGACGGCCTCGTTCGTGGTGATCTGCACGGCCGACGTGCCGCGGTAGCGTTCCCACATGACGTTACCGAAGGCGAAGGCCTGGCGGGTTTCGCCGCGCAGCTCGGCCGCAGCTTGCCAGCCGAGGTAAGTGTCCTTGATCGCCTTGTTCTCGATCAGTTGGGTCCAGAAGCCATCCGAACACAGCACATGAACGCCCGTGAACTCCAAGCCGTCGAGGGCCTGTTCGATCGGGACAATGATCTTCGTGAAGATCTCTTGGCGGGTCTTGGTCGTGTCGGTCGCCAGGGCGATCGCTTGCGCCGCATCGGCCGCGCCGAACTCGGTCGAGCCGGGCGACAACAGTCGGGCCATACGCAAGGCCTCGTGCGTGAGGTCCATGTTCCGGCGCAGCTTGGCGACCAGGCGGTCGCGTCGGTTCGTGACGATCTCGGTCGCATTGGATGCGCCGGCGCCGCGAGCGTTCAAGACCTCGTCGGCGTAGACCGCGCCGTCGTCGCCATAGCTGCCGGTCGTGAAGGTCACGACGCTTCGCTTTTCCAAGGTCGTCTTCGAGCGCGGGCCGCCACGAGTGATCGGCGTCAGCACGCGGCCGGCGTCGGTCGTCTCGATCTCGACGCCGAAGGTCGTCGAGGTCAGGTTCTCGGTTTGGAACAAGCCCAGCTCGCCCAGGCGGCCAGGGGTGAAGGGAGCCTTCGCCAGCGATTTGACGAGGTTCTCGCGGGTGAAGTAGTCGCGAAAAATGTCCATGATGCTCTTCCTCTTTTGCGCCTGGCGCTTAGTTGCGAACGATGATCCCGACGGCCGCCAGGTCGACGATGCCGCTCGCGATCTGCGGCGCGGTTTGGGAGCCCCAGCCGAGCAAGGCGCCCTTGACTTCAGCGTCGCGGCGAATGACGGTGGCCGACTGATCGGAGCCCGACGCGGGCACGTCGTAGGCCAGGATCGCCAAGGCGGTGCCGACGCCGGCGGGGGTGTTGGCGTCGTCGTAGGCTTGGAACTTGCCCGAGGCCGTGATCATGCCCAGCACGCGGCCGGCGGTCATGGCGCCGGCGCCGGCGACGATGGTCACAGTCTCGCGCGAGAGCTGGCCGTTCGCCTCGCTCATCAGAAACTCAAGCGGGCGGGCGGGTTCGGTGTAAACAGCCATTTTGGGGCCTCCTTCTGGATCTTGGGGCTCAGGCCTTCACGCCCGAGACTTGGTTGTTGATCTGGGCTTGCAGGTCGGCGAGCGTGGGCTCGGCCGAGCCGTTGTCGCCGGCGCGCTCGTTGTAGTCGACGACCTTCGGGGCCGCTTCGAGCTGCAGCATGTAGGCCTCGCGCTGCGAAACCTTGCGGGCGTCGTCGCCTTCGCCGAAGTCGATCACGGCCTCGCCCTCGCTCAAGCTGGCGGCGAAGTCGATCGCGGCCTTGCGCTGGGCGGGCAACAGACGACCGGCGGCGATCGCGGCGTCGACGCGGGCCTCGATCTTGGCGCGCGCCTGGGCGGCCTCGGCCTGGGCGACGGCGGCCTCGCGGGCGGCGAGGTTCGACTCGCGCTCGGCGAAGTCGGCCGGCTTTTGGTTGGCCTTCAGCGCGTCGCGCTCGGCGGTCAGCGAGGCGACTTGCGCCTTCAGTTCTTCGATCGTCATGAGATCACCTTCGGAGAAAGCCGGCATTGCGGCCGGCGGTTCGCTGCGATCCTCGTCCCCCGCGGCCTTGGCCGCGTTCTCCAAGTCGCTGATCAAGTAGTTCGGGATCACCTTGTCGGCGGCGTCGGCGCCCTTTTCGCCGATCAGCCACTCGCGGAAGCCGCGAGCGATCGAAGCCATCGTCGAGAAGCCCCAGCGACCCGACTCCGAGAACTCGACGACGCCTTCGGCCTCGGAGAACTCGACGGGCTTCAAGCCCTTGAGGGCCGGGGGTTGCGCGCCCAGAAAGCCGACGTGCCGCAGGTACAGCGAGCCGGGCTTCGGGTTGGCGGGCGAGTCGGGCAGATACCAAGAGGCCGAGCGCTTCTTAAACCGGCCGGCTTGCACCAGCTCGGCGAAGTCGGCGTCGACTTGGTCCGGGATCGCGACGATCTCGCCGGTCTTCTCGTCGAAGTCCAGACTCTTGACCCAGCCATAGGCCGGGCCGTTGTCCTTGGGATGGCCGACGACGATCGGCGCCTCGTGCAAGGCGGGATCGTAGGCGAGCACGGCCTCGCGGAGCATGCTCTCGGAAAAGTCGAGAGCCGCGCCGCTCGTGGGCGTGTGCTTGCCTGGCCGGAAGATCGGGATCCGCTTCATGGTCGCGAATGTAGGGGCGGCGTTTTTGGCGGTTAAGCCGCAAAAACTAGCCGGGTTAGGGTTTGTCCCTATGGTCGCCCTACGCTGTAGGGTTAGAGTAGAGCCATCGCAACGCAAGACGGAGACAAGGAAATGAACTCGACGCCCCGCCCGAACGCCGCCGACTTCGACGACTTCGACGACTATGTCGACGCTCTGAGTCGCCTCGAATGGCTCACGCCGGCCGAGTACGCATGCGTCTTGTCTCAGTCGATCGCCTATGGCGAAGAGAGCTATTCCGAGCGCCTGACGCAGTACCGCAGCGAATGCGCCATGTTCGGCGACGCCGGCCCGGGTCAGTTCTTGGCCTTGCGCTCGAACGCCGAGCAAGTCGCCGAAGACCGCGCCAAGCTGGCCCGCGTGCGTCGCATCATCGCCAACCTGTCGAACGACGAAGCCGCCCGCCGCGCGGCCTGAAAGGTAAAGACCATGAGCGCAAAACTCTTGATCACCGAAGCGAACCTTCGCATCGTGCGCGAGGCCCTGGCCGGCTCGAAGAACGGCGTCGTCGATATGCCCGGCGGCGTGACGATCACGGTCGCGGAAGCGATCGCGTATCGCGACGGCCTGCAGGCTCAAGCCGACTTGCTGCGCGAGCTCCCGAGCGTGCGCCAGGAAATGCGGGGCCGACTGTGAGCCGCGAGGAAATGGCCGCCGCCCTGTCTGCCTTTATTGGGCAGTGGATCGCCGCGACGATGCCGGGCACGCAAGCCCTCAAGATCGACCGCAAGAGCGGCCGGGTGCAGGCGAAAGACGCGCTCGGATGGCGCGACGTTGGGACGTTCGAGGATTGGCTCGCCTTGGGCCGGGCCTTGGGCGTCGTGAAATTGAAGACCTGAAGGGGAAGACCATGAAAGACCGCCGCACGGGCCCGCGCCCCGACCGCCTCTTCGTCGATTCGACGATCACGGGCGACGTCGAGGTCGTCACCATGAGCACGAAGCCGGGCGACCTGGGCCCGCCGATCGTGCGCCAGCCGATCACCGAGGCCGATCTCTGGGAGACGTCGGGCGTCTTGAACGCGAGCGCGATCCCCTTCGACCCTCCGGGGACGGTCAAGGTCGACGCCGTCTTCGTCGATGGCCGCAAGGTCTGGGGCGCACCCGTGCCCGAGCTCTCGCCCGCCGAAGAGCTGCAGCGCGACGACGAGCCCTTGCCGGCCGTGACGAAGACCGAGCGCGGCCTCTTGATCGTGGCCGTCGTGATCGCGACCGTCTCGCTCTCGGCCCTCTTCTGGCCGGTGATCACGCGGAGCCCGCTCGCATGACGCGCCGAG